AAGAGTAAATTCCAAAAAGAACATTACAAGTGTGTTAACGTCAACAAATAGTGTGGTTAAAGAATCAATTAACATTCCATTGAAATCAATGGTTAGTATTGCAAACCAAACATTAAACAAATATGTTGAGACTCTTGACGAGTCATCTAAGAAAGAATTTTTACAATTAATTTCAGAAGATACAAAATCTCTTGAGGATAAGTTTGAGACTATTCGCGAAAGTGCAATTAACAAACTTAATGTTATTTTGGAAAAAGAAGAGGAGTTTGAGTTAAAGACAAAATTGTCTGAAACCATAGATAGGTTAAAAATTGAAAAATTTGACCAATTAAATTTCCTTAAGTTAAAGAACTTAGAAGAATCAATCTAACGAATTTTTTACTTTTTGAACATACGACGCTTTCAATATCTGAGCTCGCCTTATAACTGATTTTTTAACAAATTGTTTTCTTTCAAATAGAATTTGATTTTGTTTAGTCTTGATAACCTTAGATTTTAAAGTTTTCAAGGCTTTTTCTATTCCGTCTTTTTTTACTTCTACTATTAGCATATTATTACAAATATCGTAATTTACTGAAAAATTTTTGACAATGACTATATTTTGTGTTATTTTTTAACAAACAAATAAACATTGACATCAATGAAATTTAATGAAAAAAGGAAAAAGTGTAAAGTTAAATCTATTCAGTCCGATAAAATCGGTATATGGTACTGTAGATTCTAAAAATTTAAAATCATTATATATAAACATTCAATCATGGGTCTCCCCCAAATTTGACCACGACAATTGGAATAGGGTCGTGTGTAATTTAAACCGAGAAATCAAACATTCAGTATTTAATTCAATTGATACAAGTCTTTTTAAAGAAAATAGTATTGTTGATTTGGATTTAAGAACAAGTGGGATATCCCACGGAAAAAAATCGTTTTTTAATTTAGAGGTTAATTTATATACCAATCAAGAATTTGATTTTAAATCAATTGAACTAAAAGAATCAGTTAAAAAAATAGTAAGAAGTATAGTCAGGGATAATGTTATTGAAAACAAATACTTTGATTTTTCAATTTCAAAAAGTAAATAAAGTCAATAAAGAACTCTTTTGATATATTTATCTTAAAAACTATTAATGAAACAATTAAGAATTTTAGAAGCAAGTGAAGTCGGTCATGGTATATTGATTGAGACGGATGCGGGTTGGGTTTCCCCAAAAGACATTCGTAATTCAGAAATGTTAAAGGAAGCCGCTAACTTAGATTATAGAAACCCATTTGAGTTTTATGCTGTATTACAAAAGTATGATACTCCAAATAGAAACGGAAGATTTTATCCTGAAAGGATATTAAAAAGAGAAGCTGAGAACTATAAGAAGGCAATTGCCAAAGGTTTATCAACGTCAGAACTTAACCACCCTGAATCATCTTTAATAGATTTAGACAGAGTGGCTCATATCATTACTGATATATGGTGGGATGGAAATATTTTAATGGGTAAACTTAAATTGTTAACATCACCAGGATTTCATGAAAGAGGTATTGTGTCAACTAAAGGTGACCAAGCAGCTAACTTAATGAGACAAGGTGTTACAATGGGAGTATCTTCAAGAGGAGTAGGTTCCTTAAAAAAAGTTGGGGAAAGAAATGAAGTACAAGAAGATTTTGAGTTAATTTGTTTTGACTTAGTATCTTCACCATCTACACCAGGAGCTTATTTGTTTAGTAATCCTGACGACAGACAAAAGTATGATGAGAACTTAGAAGAAGAAAAAAGACATAAAACACCAGAAAATTCAGAATTCCAATCCAAAGGAGTTGACTTAATGAAAAAATTAACCGATTATTTGGGAAAATAAAATTAATTATGGAAGAAAAATTTTTTGTAGCAAAAGTTCAGTACGATTTACCTGATGAAAACAGTGGTAAAATTAAAAAAATCAGAGAAGAAAAACTTGTAAAAGGATATTCTGTTACCGATGTAGAAGCAAAGGTTACAGCAAAGTATGAAGGGTTTACTCATGATTGGAGAATAACTTCAGTATCTGAAAGTAAAATAGATGAAGTAATTGAATAATTGATTTACTATCAAATTATTAAAGTGGTCACAATTTGTGACCACTTTTTTTTTGCTCGGGCATATTTATATGTGGGTATTATATCCATAAACATCAAAAAATAAAAGATATATCATTCAGAAATGATATTTTTTGTTTTTTGGTAATATTTATTAGATAAAATAAATAGATTTTCTATATGAAAGAAAACAAATTAGTTCAAGAGGCTCTTATTCAGATGAAACAAGTTGAAGAAGCAATAGCCGAAAATGCAAAAGGAATACTTGCTTCTACTATGAAGGAAGAAATCAATCAATTAGTAAAAGAATCTCTTTCTGAGCAATCTGACGAAGATGAGGTTGAATTAGATGTTGACATGGATATGTCAGCTGATAATGATGAAGTAGACATGGACATGGATATTGATTCAGATGATTCTGATGATATGGAAATGGACTTTGATATGGATTCAGACGAAACTCCAATTGATTTAACTGACGCTTCTGACGAAGAAATTTTGAAAGTATTCAAAGCGATGGGTGAAGATGACGGAATCATTGTTAAAAAAGACGGTGATAATGTTCATTTAACTGACGATAGCGCTGATGTAGAATATCTTGTTAAGCTTGGTGAATCTGAAGATGATATGATGGAAGATGATATGATGTCTGATGACATGATGGAAGATGACATGATGGCGGATGATGGAGAGTTTGATGAGTCTGTTAATGATGTTATTGACGCTATTTTTAGTGGAGATATGTCAGATGTAGATTCTGAAGATATGTCTGATGACGAAGAAGTTGTTTACGAAATCACATTAGATGATGATTCTGAAATGATGGAAGACGACATGGAAGATTCTGAAATGATGGAAGACGACATGGAAGATTCTGAAATGATGGAAGACGACATGGAAGATTCTGAAATGATGGAATATGATATGGAAGATGACAACATGATGGAATCTAAAAACACAATTAAACCTAAAGGTGTTGGTATGGGTAAACCTAAATTTGATTACAAGAAAACAACAGGTGGATTTAAAGAAGACATGAAACAAGGTCCTAAATCTGTTGGTACAGGTAAAGCAAAATTTGATTACAAAAAAGGTGCTAACATGGAAGGTAAGTCTAAAGTTGTTAAAGCTGAAACTAAAGAAGGCGATTACGGAATGAATAAGGGTGATAAATCTAAAACCATGAAAGGTAAAGAAGATTACACTACTAAAAAAGGTATGACAAATTCTAAAGGAGAAAAAGCGTTTGAAAAAGAAGAAACCAAAGAAGCTGCTAGAACATATGGCATGGGGTCTAAAGAAGGTAGAGGTTTAAGAAAAGGTATCACTCCAAACAGAAACTATGTTTATGGTAAGAATGGTGTTAAAACTGAATCTACTCAAGAAGAAGTTAGAATGTTGAGAGAAAAAAATGAAGAGTACAGAAAAGCATTAAATGTTTTTAGAGAAAAACTTAATGAAGTTGCAATCTTCAATTCAAACTTAGCTTACGCTACAAGATTGTTTACAGAACACTCAACTACTAAGAAAGAAAAAATAAACATCCTAAGAAGATTTGACGATGTTGAAACTTTAAAAGAATCTAAAAATCTTTATAGGTCAATCAAAGACGAATTATCTAAGGTAGAAACAAAATCAATTAATGAATCAGTAGGTGCAAAATTAAATAAAACAGTTACTACAGGTTCATCAACAACTCTAATTGAATCAAAAACTTATGAAAATCCTCAGTTCTTAAGAATGAAAGATTTAATGGGTAAATTAGGGTAAAAATAAAATTAAAATAAACTAAAAACAAAAACAAATACTAAAATGGGAGCATTATTAGAATCAGGTCTTGTTGGTAATATCGGTTTAAAACACCTTAAAGTTATCAAAGAAGACACAATCAACAAATGGGACAAATTAGGCTTTTTAGAAGGTCTTAAAGGTCACATGAGAGAAAACGTAGCTCAATTATACGAAAACCAAGCATCATTTTTAATTAATGAAGCATCATCTACATCTGATACAGGTGCATTTGAAACAGTGGTTTTCCCAATTGTTAGACGTGTATTCTCTAAATTATTAGCAAACGACATCGTTTCAGTACAAGCAATGAACTTACCAATCGGTAAATTATTCTACTTTGTACCTAACATTCAGGCGTACACTGACAATTCAACATCAACTAATGGTATTCACCGTAAACCTTACGGAGCACCTGGATACGATAACGCAATTGATGGTGGTTCACCAAACAGTGGTTACGACTACAACAACACTAAAGACCTTTACGATAGATTCTATGAAGGTAACGAACCAGCATTAGACCCACCAGGTTTATTTGACTATTCTAAAGGACAATTCTCTGCAATCACTGCGGAAGTTGGTACTGTAGCTTGGTTAGCTGACGCATTAGTTCCTTCAGCTTATACTGAATCTGATTACAGAAAAGTGTTAATCGTTATGTCAGGTTTCGCACCAAGTGGAGCTGGTAAATTAATCGGTCCTGATGGTCAACCAATGGATAACGAAGCTTTCTTATCTGATTTAACAGTTTATGGTGTTGCGGGTAACGTTTACACTTCGGCAAACACAACTAACCCTTACTTATTTAGAGTTGTAACTCAAAGATATGGTAAAGGTATTGTACAATATGGTAATAACAACTCTACGTTAGTATTCCCTAACAGTAAAACTGACGGTGGTCAATATGACGACTTATGTGATGCTGAAGGTAAAATCTACTTAGAAGTTGATTTACAAGTACCAGTATGTATTACTTGTGGTGGTTCTATGGACGGTTACACAGGTTCAACATTCTCATCATCTACTGCAGCAGATAACGCATTTACAGCTACTTACAGAATCTACAAAAACTTAGAATTTGAAGATAGAATCGGTGAGGTATCGTTTGACCTTATGTCAGTAACAGTTTCTGTAACTGAAAGAAAATTAAGAGCTCAATGGTCTCCAGAAATGGCACAAGACGTTGCAGCGTTCCACAACATTGATGCTGAAGCTGAATTAACAGCTTTATTATCTGAGCAAGTTGCGGCTGAAATCGACCGTGAAATCTTAAGAGATTTACGTAAAGGTGCAGCTTGGAACTTAAGATGGGACTACAATGGTTGGAAGCGTCTGGGTTCAAGTGCAGTTCCTTATACTCAAAAAGATTGGAACCAAACTTTAATCACAGCAATCAACCAAATTTCAGCACAAATCCACAAATCTACATTAAGAGGTGGAGCAAACTGGATTGTTGTTTCTTCTGAAATCAGTGCAATCTTTGATGACTTGGAATATTTCCACGTATCAAACGCGGCTCCTGAGCAAGACCAATACAACATGGGTATTGAAAGAGTTGGTACATTAGCAGGTCGTTACCAAGTTTACCGTGACCCTTACTTCCCACCAAACCAAGTGTTAATGGGACACAAAGGAACATCATTGTTAGACACAGGTTACATCTACGCACCGTACGTACCTCTACAATTAACTCCTACAATGTACAATCCGTTTAACTTTACACCAATCAAAGGTATCATGACTAGATACGCTAAGAAGATGGTAAATAACAGGTTCTATGGCAGGATTACAGTAGATGGTGTTAGAACATTTGATTTAAGAGAGTTGAGATAATCTATTCTTTTACAAATACACTAAAAGGAGACAAGAAATTGTCTCCTTTTTTTTTTATTAAAAAAAAAACAATTGATTTTTTGGTAGAATGGATTATATTTATATATACATGAAAAAATATATTCCATCCGAAGAAGAAATTAACATTATACTTAAAATGTATAATGAGGATTTAATTGGGAGTCAAACAATCTCAGAAAAAGTAGGATTAAATAAACAACAGGTTATAAGAATACTTAAAGAAAATGGTGTTAAATTAGGACCATCAGGTAGGCGGTTTATTGGTGGTAGAGAAGTTGCGATAAAAAAACACGAATCAAAACCTGAAACGAAAGAACGTAAAAGAAAAAATTACGATAAATGGTATGAACAAAATAAAGAACATCGTAAAGAATATCTTAAAGAATACCGTGAAAAAAATTTGGATAAAATTCGTAAAACTAAGCGTGATTACGAAAGAAATCGTAAAGATACTGACCCCGCCTATAAACTTATTGCCAATTTCAGAACTGCGATATATCAGGTATTAAAGGAGAATAATGTAGAAAAGAATAAACATTACTTTGATATTCTACAATACACTCCTGAAGAATTAATTTCACATTTAGAGAAACAATTTACGGATGGTATGACATGGGATAATTATGGTGAGTGGCATGTTGACCATAGAATGCCAATATCATCTTTTAATTTTGAATCTGTTGACGATGATAGTTTTATCAAATGCTGGTCGTTAGACAACTTACAACCTATGTGGGGTAAAGAAA